TGATGACGACTCGCTGGGCACCCCCTTTACCGACAATCGGCAGGGTGGGGCCCAGAATCCTTGTTGAACTTAGTTCAACACTCGAGCAAAGACTCGAGGATTACTTCTGTGAAATCAGAAGTGTATCCGACGTTTTCGAACGTCGGATTGCTCCCTCCTTCCTGGAGAGATATCTCGGGACGCGAAGCGCCCCAAAGTACCTCTCGGACCTCTGTCCGAGAGACCAGCAACAAGTGTTGCTGCGAAACCTTTATTTCAAGGTTTCTGAGGTCTTCAAGAGAAGACTTCGTGAGCGTTTGGAAAACGGTCACTTAAACCAAGTGAGATCTTGGTTTCACACTGCGAATGCCGCAGTGTTGCCGTACTATTGTACGTCAAAATCGCCTGACGAAAAACAGGTCGACAGACTAACGCGTTGGGCGTTAGAGAACTGTGCTAATAATTATGCACAGTTCCAATCAGACTTTAAAAGTCTGAAGAAGGGCATGAGGAAATCTTTTGCCCTTACCGGCAGGATAGACTCCTACCGCGTGCGGCCACATATGTTGCCGTACTACGAACTCTTCAAGCGTAGGCTTGAGTTCGACTCCCCAGCTGAGCTGGGGAGATACGTGCTGACCTGGTGTCAAACCAGGGCAACAGGTATGGCGGACCATGTGATGGTCCGCAAGTCTCTTGACAAGTTCAAGAAGACCGTCAGGGAACCCACGGAGTGGGTGCAAATCCCTGAGCCTTACCTCCTGGATGCGACCAGGATGGCCGTGAACACCTGTGGTGTTCACGCGGTGGTGTCTGTGGGCACCACGGCATGTCTCGAATCATCGAGATCTAAGGGAGGTAAAACCGCCTTCCTTCAGCACACACTTGCTAAGAAGCGTGTGCTCAGGTTCACGTACGACATGGTGGACCTGACGCCCACGGAGATAGCTCCGCGGGCGGTTAGAACGCCACACGACGTTCTAAGCTGGGCGGTCCAGACCGCCCTGCATCATCCCACTTATGTGAGATGTGTGAGGGTTCACTCTGTGGTAGAGCCCTCGAAGGCACGCACAATAACTGTCGCGCCTTACGCCTATCAAGTAATAATGGGCGTCCTGGCACATATGTACCAGGCAACCTTACAGCACAAGCATGTAAGGAGCGGTCTGAAGGCAGACCGTCATCTTTGGAGATTCATCCAAAAGACGCTCAATCCGCAGTCAGCGGAATGGGAGCACCTACCAGAAGGTGCCACGATCTATGCTCTCAGCACGGATCTGTCCGAAGCGACCGACTTCGGAAATCTGACGGTATCACGTCAGATATGGCAGTTTTTGATAAAACTGTCAAAGCACCTACCAGGTTTTCCTGTAGGGCTTGCTGTACTAGGTAAGACCTTGTACAACGGGGCACGATTCTTCTTCGTGCCCGACCAACACGGTAATTACGAGTTGGTATCCAGACGTAGAGGCTGGATGATGGGTGACATGATGACGAAGGTCATCCTCACCATCGCTCATGACGCAGTATGCCGCATGAGCCGCCTACAGGTATACAGCCTCGTAGGCGATGATGAGATCGCGCTAAGCGCGTCGACTCATCAGTTGACGAACCAAATCGCCAACCTCCAGACGATATTCAAAGTGTCTGAAGAGGACACGTATATATCGTGTCACCTCGCATTTTACTGCGAGGAAGGTACACTAGTCCCTCAAAGGGCAAGTGCATCCAACCACGTCAAGATGAGACGTGGCCAGGAGCTTGACTACTTGGATTACCCAAGGTTCAGGCTCCTCCTACCTCAGATATCTGAGGTAGACGCTTACTCCATGACTAATGGAGGAAGATTCTCTCTCCTTGGAAAGGAGGCAAGGTGGACTGACAATGTCAATCCACGGGCACGCGGACTTTTTACGCGTGCCTCACTCTTGCAGCACATACTCGTGCCGCAAGAACCGGACTGTATCTGTCCGTACGTTCCAATAGAAATCGGTGGAGACGGGGCAATGCCCCACTCCGCGGAGTTTCTTAGGCGAGTGGTCTCCGACAAAAGTCGGAACCCTAGGGAGACGACATTCAGATTGTCGTCCCTGATGTCCGGCACGACCGGACACCGGTTCGTGAGGTCAGACCGCACGGACAAAGTGGTGCATAAGCACCACCTTTACCTCCCAAAAATGGAGGGTCTCCGGCAATTGCTGCCGGAGGATTCGGTGATAAAACCGAATTCGGAAGAAGGTCTTCTTCTTCTGCGGTCACTAAAAGTTGATAACATAGTGACCCCTGAGCGAGCTTTCTTCAAGCTCGCCAAAGCGGCATACTACATGGCGCTTCTCAACGGGAAGGATCCCGTCGAGCCCGTATTTTCCCTTGAGAGGGAATACCACGGTGGACAAACGGACGAGCCGTTTGTCGACTTCCACGACTTCCTAGAAGCGTGGAAGAATCCTGGATTCATCTTCCAGGATAGCTACGACTATTTCGTAGATATGGAGGCGTTGAGCCTCCACAACCCAATGTCATTGGGTTGGGTATTCGGCAAAGAGAAGCCGATACGCGCTGGGGAAGTATTTTCCCAGTGGGTCAGGGACAACCTGACACTGGAAGACAGAGGTCTTCCAGACGTTCTGGACTCGATCCGGAACGGGCGTCCACTACCGGATTGGGTGATGGCGCGGCTCAATTTATACATTGAGTCTGACAACTACATAATGATGCAGTTGAGGAACCGGGAGGTTTTCCCCCGGTTCATTCTTGTCGTTACACGCGACAAGAAGCTTTGCATTCGTATGCAAAGATGGCTTACCGCGCACGGTAAGAACACGAACATAATATTGTTCGATCCTGCCATATACATGATGGGCAGGCTCACTGACATCGAGTCAGTGCGCGTCTTCACGTGGTATAAACCATTCGAAGGCGACGTCGACTTTATGGTCGATCCCGGAGCAATGCTCCACGTGGACTACACAGAGTTCACGGATGGCTTCCCGAACGAGGAAGACTACTTCGATCGAGAGATCGAAGTTTTGGATTCAGTGCCACGCCATCCAGACGTGGTACTAGTGCGCTTAGCGCACCGGCCCTAGCTTAGCTAGGAGATTCCGCCCACAAAGTGGGCGTCACACGGTTAAACCTGCAATAGGTACCGCGGATTCTGGGTTTTCACCCGC